GCCGGTGTGTTCCATCTGCTCCATCCGGTGAACCTGGATGTGCAGGAAGTCGTCGTCGTAGTAGTCCGGGATCACCATCTGACCCTGCTGCATCAGGTAGTGCTCCATCTCCGCCTTGCGCATCTGTACCTGCTCGGCTCCCTTCGGGAACGGCATCGCCTTCCCCTGGTCGAGCGACTCCTTCAGCCACTCGGGCGGGAGCGGCGCACCGGCGGCGATCGCGGCGTGATAGAGGTCGAAAATCTTCTGCGCCTCGGTCGCGGGCGAGGTCGGCAAGGGCGCGTTCTTGGACACATCGACGTAGAACTCTTCCGGGAGCTGGGCGCGCTTGAAGATGAAGAACTCCATCATCCCGTCCATCCCGGCGATCGCCATGTTCTTGCCGTCCGGCCAGTATTTCTTGATCAGGTCGAGGGTCAGTTGCACCAGGTCTCCGATCCCCTGGCGGGCCATCTTCAGCGTTGGCCCGATCCGGCGCTCGTCCTGCTCGGCGAGTAGCGCCATCGACGCGTAGGCGCTGACTCCGGCCGGGGCCTGGCCGAGCGACACCTCGCGCAGCCCGGCGACCTGGGCCATGTCCTCGTCGTTCAGCTCCGCCTCGTCTTTCAGCCACGGCCCGGGCGGGACGCCGAACGTCTCCTGCGGGTAGTCGGAGTGGAGCGGGATCTCGATCACTTCCATGATCTTCCCGGTCGGCTTGTTCTGGGCGGTGATCGTCCCCTTGCGCGCGTACACGCGCCCGAGGTTGCGGTCCTTCATCTCGATCATCTGTGACCGCGCCCGGTTGCGCTGCCGCTGCGGCCCGATCAGGTCCTCAACGATCCCCTTGCCCCAGAAGCGGCCGTCGATCCGGTGGTAGTGGAAGAAGACGACGCCGTGGTGCGGCCGTCCCTTGAGCTGGTAGTAGAGCTTCGGGTCCTCCTGGAGCAGCTCGTTCTCGGTCCAGGTGACGATATGCCCGTCCGGGTAGTCGCTGGTCGGCAGCTCGTACATGGTCGAGACCATGATCGACTCCTTCAGCCTCCCGGCTCCGGTCGGACTCGCCCCGTTCGCGCTCGTGTCGGGTAGCTCGCGGGCATCGATCACGCGCAGGTTCTGCTCGCTGATCCGGTCGGCCGACTCGGGCCAGCGCATCTTCGCCTGCTCGACCGACACCGGCCGGTCGATGATCAGCCAGGGGAAGTCTTCGTCGTTCTCGACCCCGGGCGGGACGACGATGTTGAACGGGCTGAGCGGCTCCCAGCAGATCCGCCCCTCGCGCAGGGTCTGGATGTCTGCGGTCATCCCCATTTGGGCAGCCTCTGCGACATAGGCGCGGGCCGCTTCTGGATCGAGGATCGGCTGGCCATCCGGTCCAATCGGGACCTGACCGAGAACGCGGCCCTGGTTCCGGTCGAAGATGCAGCGGCCCGCGCTCGTCCCGAAGGTGAGCATCTTGTGCAGGATCATGTAGACCTTGCGGTCGGCATCGACCTCGGTGTCCCAGGCGTACTTGGCGACCCGGCGTGAGTGCTCGGCGACGCCCTGTGCCTCTTCGTCGTCTCGGGCGAACAGCAGGTCGGGCCGCAGATCCTCGACGTAGATTTTCCCCAGCACCGTCTGGTGGTACTGGGTGATCACGTTGACGGTGTGCCGCTCCCTGTTGGTCGGGTTCGGCTCCTCGATCACCCGCTGGGTGCGCTTGTTCCAGCCGACCCACTGCCTCCCGGCCAGAAACGACTGGCACATGTACCAGATCGGTTCGTACCGGGAGCGGTCGGACAGTCCCTGTTCGCGCCGCTTCTTCGCTCTCGCGACTGCTGGCGGAGCTTCCCGCGCCGCAAGCTGGCCGTTATCGACACGAACAGAGACTGCCACCTCAGATGGCCTCGTCTATCACCTGAAGCTCGGGGACCTCGTACTCATCCGGTTGTTCGATGATCGGCTCTAGCGGCTCGTTTGGCAACTCCCAGGGCCGGTTGCAGAGGTACATCAGCTTGTTCTCAAGCCGTTCGATCCTCGCTTCCTGGCGTTCGATCAGCCGCAGCAGAGTCCGTTCTCGCTCTGACTCGCGGCGACGCATCTACGCCTCGGTCGCTACCGGGATCACCTGGACCTGGTCCATCTTCGCCCTCGACACCGGCTCGAACTGCTGCTCGTTGAACTCTTCCGGGTCCATCTCCGTCCGGTTCCCGTCCGGGTCCTGGACGATGTAGGTCACCTTCTCGGCCGGTGGCGGTTCGCCCTCGGCGGACTCGCCCTCGCCAGCCTCGAACACTTCGAGCACGTACCAGAGCCGGGGGTCGCGATGAGCAGTCCAGCGGTCATCGATCTCGCCGTACTTCTCCTGCTTCGACTCCTTCGACTCGGTCTTCTTCTCAGAAGCCTTGGTTGCTGCGGGCATTGTTCCTCCTATTCGGGTAGTGGACCTTGCACCCTTGGACGGTTGAGCAGCGAGGTCAGGTAGAGGCGCGGGTCCTGGAACCCGGCTGCCATCGCCGCCTGGGTGAAGGCTCCACTCACCGATCTCCATGCCGCCGCAGGGTCAACCATTGATACGCCCTGGACCTGCTGTTGCAGCTCCGGGGGCAGGAAGTTCTGGACGTTCTGAAGCTGGTTCATCCGCATCGTCCCGTAGCGGGCCGCTGCCGCCTGGACCGCCTGCTTCGCCTGCTCGTGCGCGACGGCAAGTGCGGGGTCGTACTCGGGGCTGGTCGGGCTGAGGTCGCCACCGGCATAGCCGGGGCCGGTCATCGGCCCGCCTGCCTGGTGGTAAATCTGCTGCTGCTGCTGGGTTGGGTTCGTGTACGGCATCGGCTGGACCGCTGGCGGCATCTGCGCCGGTGGCTTTCGCCGTGCGCGGGCGGCGGCATCGGCCACGTCAGGCGGACGCGGCGGACCCAGGTAGCGGACCGGCTGGCGTCGTGGGAAGCCGCCGACGCCCGCACCGACATAGAACGCCATCGCCCCTCCTAGCTTGTCTCGATCGTGCGCTTGACGCGCTTCGGTGTCTGCATCGCTTTCAGCAGGTCGTCGTAGGTCAGCGTCACCATCCGCTCCTGTTCCAGCTCGATCACCTTCTCGGTCAGCGCCTTGACCTCGGTCTTCGCCATCTCTTTCTCCTCTGCCGACAGCCAGCCGAACAACGCGGCCATCTGGCCGATGCAGCCGGGACGGCTCGCAGTCGGCCCACAGATGTAGATGTGTCCGAAGCGTGGGTCCTCGACGTTGGTGTCGATGAACGGCCCTGTGTACTCCATGCAGAAGAAGCAGTGGGTGGGACTATGGGCCGCGCTCGGGACGACGTGATACTCACTCATGCTGGCAGCGTACTGCGGCGCTCAGACGAGGTCTACCTGCTCTAGTTCTTTGTGTCGCTCACCGATCCTCCTGGCGAATTTGTCCAGGATCGTTAGGTCCTCTTCCTCGTCCTGCTGTTCGATCGGGGTCGGCATCCGGCTCATGATCGCGTAGCGGAGCGCATCGCTCGCGTGGTCGTTCTCCTTGGCCACGTCGTCGGTCCCCTCCTTGATCTTCAGCGACGGCAGCTCGGCGATCAGGTTGGGGCAGGTGTTGAAGATCCGCAGCCTCGGCAGCCCGTCGTCCAGCCGCTCGGTCATCAGCTCCTCGATCCGGTTCCAGCCCCCGAGCCGGTCGTTCTGCGCCCTGCCCGCGTAGATGCCGAAGTCGGCGAACTCCATCCCGGCCGACTCGTACTCTGAGCGGCGCTGCCATGTTGAGGGGTCGAGCCAGATCGAGGACGGGGCGATGTTCTGGTCGCGCTCGATCTCTTTCATCTTCTGCGCGTGGTAGCTGATCGGTTTCTCCTTCTGGTAGTGCTCGGCAACAACCCACCAACGCCCATCGAAGTCGATCGCGCAGTAGATAGCCGCTGTTGGCTGTGCCCATCCGTAGTCAATCCCGAGTACGACCTCCCACCCGCTTGGGATCTCGAATGGTTCACAGACATGGATTTCGGGGTCCCAGTTGGGGAAACGCTTACCGCCGAATGCCCCCCACTCACCGAGGATGTAGCGGCGGTAAAAGATTGGGTTCGAGGTCTCACGCCGGAGCATCCTCCGCACGTAGCCGCGTGTCAGGTTCTGCTCGTTGTCAAACAGGGTGACGCTGACACGCCGCGTCTGTGGGTCACGTGTTTCCGGGTTGACGAACCGCTTGTACACCCAGTGGTCCTCGGGGCCTGGGTTGGCGACCAGCAGTCCTTTCTGTGGTCCACGGGGATCGGAACAGCGCGACAGCAGCGTCTCGTACAGATGAAAGTAGTCGGGGCCTTCGAACTCTTCGACCTGGTCGATGAAGAACCCGGCGAGTGTGACGTTTTTGATCTTGTCCTCCGCTTCACGGGCAACCTCGGCGGAACGGAAGATCACCTGCGATCCGTTTTTGAGGATCACCGTCTCGTCCTTCGCCAGATAGCGTTCGACTAGCTCGGGCGGGCAGGCGGGCGGCATCTTCCCGTCCCCTCGCCAGAACGCGGCCTGGGTCGAGTCGGCCAACTCGCGGTAGGTCTTGCGCAGGATCGCGAACTTCCAGTTCGGGCCTCCGTAGTGCCAGGCCCAGGCGGCGATCAGGCGGCAGGCGGCCTGCGTCTTCCCTGAGCGGACCGCGCCGTCGAACAGGATCTCCTCCGCATCGTGCGCATTGCAGATGTCGTAGAACTGTTTCTGCTTGTAGGTCGGTGGAAAGTCCTCGGTGACGACGAGGGTGCCGTCAGGCAGTTTCGTCGTCGCCATCTTCCACCGCCTCTCCGTCGATCACGCCTGATTCCAGTAGCGGCAGATCGGCCGGTGGCGGCAGCATCATCCCGCCGACCGCTGCGGTCTCGAAGCGGATCGCCGTCACCTGCGAGATGTCCTGCTTGATCATCTGCGTCGGCTTGCCCTTGCGGTATTCGATCACCTTGATCGCCGCTGCCTGACGGACGCGCGGGTCCTTGTCATCGAGCTGTTCCTCCAGCACTTTCAGCGCTTTCGGCATCAACTTATCCAGCGCCGCCTGCTCTTTCTCGGCCTTGGTGAACTTCTGCCTCGCCTTCCCCTCGGGCAAGCCAAGCTCTCCCCGGGCGATCTTCTCCTGGCGAATCTTGACCAGCTCCATCATCCGCTCGCGTGTCCGCCACTGCTCCAGGTGTGGCCGTTCGTTGCCCCGTTTTGGCTTGACCGGCGTCTCCGCCTCGGTCGTCTTGCCGTCTGTCAGCGCCTGTTCCTTCTTCGCGCGCATCTCGGGACGACTGGCCACGGCCCCTCATCGTAGTGGCGTATTCCGACGTAAGGAAGAGCCGGTCCGGCTGCGGCCCCGAACCGGCTCGATTCCGCATGGCAGAAAGACCGGGGAGGTGACGCCGGTCTCCTGCTCCGTGGACGCTACCAGGGGGGAAGGTTGGCCACCGGTCCCGACCCCGCCCCGATGGCCAAGTATCGACCGGACACTGTCCATTTGGTACAATGTCCCTGATGGACACTGTCTACCACTGCGGAAGAGGAGGTGAGGGGTGTCTGAGGACGAGGTGATTCGAGCTGACGCTGTCACCCCGTTGGAGGTGGAGTGGCTGTGGAACGGTCATATCCCGGAGGGGATGCTGACGCTGGTCGCCGGACGGCCGGGTGAGGGCAAATCACTGTTCGCGGCCTACCTGGCAGCGGTGATCAGCAAGAAGGACGCGGTGATCTTCTCGAACATGGAGGACCCACTGGCACACGTGGTCCGGCCGAGATTGGAAGCAGCGAAGGCGAGGTTGAACAACATCATCTTCGCGAACTTCCGGCTGCCGAGGGACCTAGAGCGGCTGGAGGGCTTGGTCGCAGAACACAAGCCGAAGCTGATCGTTGTCGATCCGGTCGCCGCGCACCTGTCGGTGTCGATCTACAACGACCAGGACGTGAGGACGGTGCTGACACCGCTGACGAAGTTGTGCGCGGATAACAAGACGGCGTTCGTCGGTATCCACCACACAGTCAAGAACACCAGCCACAACGCGCATCCGCTGCGGGCGATCGGAGGTTCGGGTGGAGGCCTGGCCGGTGCCGCCCGGGCGGTGTACATGTTCGGGGTCAATCCAGCCGACAGCGACGAACGAGTGCTCGCGCCGGTCAAGTTCAACCTCGGGCCGATGCCGAAGTCGTGCCTGTTCGAAATGGACGACCACGAGTTCGTGGTCGGCGGCGGCTACGACGCGAAGCTGATCCACGCCGGGAGGTTGCTGCTGCTGAACGAGAAGTCGAAGGTGACGGCGACGCAGATCCTGATGCATGGGTCGGGGATCGCCTTTACGGGGACAAAATCGCAGCCGAAGCTGGAACAGGCGGCGGGCTTCCTGTCCCTGTACCTGGCGCTGGGACCGCGGCCGACTGACGAACTGCACGAGGACGCGATCCAGAACGGGCTGGGCTGGAGGACAGTCCGGCGGGCAGCGGAAGAGATCGGGATCGAAATCCGCCGCCGGGGCGGAGGCCCAGGCAGCTTCTATGAATGGGCGCTGCCCTGTGGGCACCCGTCGCTGGTCGTCAAGCAGTGCCGCGCCTGCCTGCACGACGAGGGCGACCACAACCCGGTCTGTACGAAGGACAAGTGCGGCTGCCTGGGATTCGAGGAGGGCTGATGGACATACCGATGTTCACCTGCGACATCTGCGGAGCGGCGATGGAGGCCGAAGCGGTTCTCGGTCACATGCAGACCCACGTCGCCCGGGAGATCGAGGTTCCCGACATCGTCGGGGAGATCCTCGGTTGGAGGGCGTGGCGGGTCGATGTCCTCAGCCTGGACGGCAAGGACGTGAGGTTGCGGTCAGTGACGACGAGAACGAGGTGGCCGATTGACGATTGGCTGTACGCGAGCTGTGGGATCAGGCCGCACAAGGCCGAGAAGGTGCCGTCGAAGACCTGTAGCTGTGGGATCTACGCGGCCAAGGACCGCCCGCACCTGACCGGGATGCACTACCACGTCTACTCGATCGATGACACCGTCGTGATCGGGCAGGTGGCGCTGGCCGGGAAGGTGATCCCGGGCACGCAGGGTTGGCGGGCGGCAAAGGCGAGGCCGGTGAAGATCCTCGTTCCGTACACACGCTGGCGGCTGGCAGCCGGGATCAAGAACAGCTACGGCGTCGAGGTCGAGCTGGACAACACGCTGAAGGAACAACTTGAGACGGAGGAGGAGGACGACTGATGGTCGGGACCTGCTGGCAATGGCCCCGATCGAAGAACAACAAGGGCTACGGATCGCTAACACGCAACGGGCGGACACAAGGCGCGCACCGCTTCAGCTACGAGTTGTTCGTCGGCCCAATCCCCGATGACCACGACCTACATCACGAGTGCGGGAATCGGGCCTGCGTCAATCCATGGCATATGAAGCCGAAGCTACACCGGGACAACCTACTAGGCGACAAAAACACATTGCCTGGGCGTCAGGTCCTGCGAACCCACTGTCCACAGGGGCATCCCTACGACAGCGAGAACACATACATCTGGCGAGGCAAACGACGCTGTCGTATCTGCAACCGCGAGATCCAGCGAGCGCGCTATCGAGCGCAGAAAGGGTGAGTGAGTTGGACATCGGCGATGAGGACGAGGAGTTCACTGTCGAGCCGGTCGAGGACCCGTTCCGGAAGCCGGTCGAGGTGCCGGAAACCGCACCGCTGCCGGACCCGGTGAAGGTGCCGGAGAGGGTGCCCGCATGAGCACGGTCGAGACGACATACAGGCTGACCGACCGCCAGAAGGAGGTGGTCGGTCTGATCGAGCAGGGGATGAGTAACAGCGAGATCGCCGGAGAGCTGGGGATCTCGGAGCGGACGGTGAAAGCGCACACCGACCAGATCCGCTGGCGCTACCAGATCGACAAGCGCCGCTACATCGTCCCGGTCCTGCGCGAGCGGGGCGTGATCGCGTGAAGGAGAAGGAACTGGTCCAGCAGCGGGCGATCTCGTCATTGCTCGATGTTGTCCAGGAGATTGCCGCCGAGGTTGGCGACGACGAGTGGTATCTGGAGGTGCAGCGCGCGTTCGACCAGCACCGGCGCGAGCTGCTGACCGGCGAGGTCGAGGAGGACATCAGATTCCATTGAGCATCTGGACGCGGCGTGGGCTATTCGGCCGTAACGGGCAAGACCCGGCCTTCTTCCCCAGGTGGACATGGTCAAGGCCGATGAGGAACATCTGGTGTGGATCGCACAGCGGATGCCTGCCGATGGACAGGGGGAAACCACCCGGTGAGGGCAACGCAGCCACCACGCGCTGCGACCCGGTCCCGTGCGCCGCGTCCAGCCCCAGATCGAGGAGGACAAGATGGAGATCGAGGTCGAACAGTTCGAGGTCGAGTTCAGCTACCGCAGAGACACCGACCGCTGGCACTGGCGGCTGCTCGGCCCCCGAGGCGAGCCGATCGCGCTGAGCGGACAGGGATACGAGACGCTGGACGACGCGAGGCGAATCGCCTACAAGCTATTTCCTCCCGCCGATCTGGTCTACGGGAAGGACGACGATGATCAAGAGGACGCGCGAAGTGCTGTCGAACCCCGTTGACGCGCTGGTCGCGGACGTGGCCAGTTACCTGCCGCCGGACGACAAGCCGCACACGGCACTGGCGACGCTGGCCGCGCTGGCGAGGGGGGCGATGCACCCGCGCGAGCTTGAGCAGGAGCTAAATGTGATCAGCGCCCAGAATGAGGCGCTGCTTTCCCGCGCGGTCGAGTGGCAGCAGCGGGCGCTGTTCGCTGAGCAGGAGGTGGAGAAGTGGAAGGGCGCGATGAAAACGCTGTACGAGGCGCTGACGCTAAGCGGACAAGGGATTCCGGAAGGGATCGAGTTCCCGGACAAGTAGACGAGCAGATAGACGAGCTACACGGGGGAATCCTGACGCGCCTGTCCAAGCTAACCGCCCTCGCCCGCACCGCGGAAGCGGAGGTAGAACGGCTGCGGGAGGCGCTGAGTGAGTTCCCGGTTGTGCCTGATGTGGAGGGTTACACCGGCCCGCGCCCCGTTTGGGCCGAGTGGTACGACAAGCATGTGATCCCCGCCGCCCGCCTCGCCGAGCAGAGGGAGAATCGAGAGGCGCTAGAGCCTGATCCGAACTATGGCGGGTTCAGCCCGATCGAGCGGTTCCAGGTCCGGGCCGCACTCGGCCTGACGGAGCCGACCGAGCAATGAGTATTCCGCCGCTTCCACGACCCGAGGGCCGAACCGACCCACCTGACCAGTTCAGGGTCCAAGCCTGGCTCGGGGTGCTGCTGATCGTGCTGCTGACGGTCGTGTTCGCGCTCGCGGCCGAGACCCGCGACCGGCCCGCGCCAGTCGCGCCGACGGGGCCGACAGGGGTGACGCCGTACCAATGGCTGGGTCCGAGCGGCTATATGGGGCCGACTAGCTAGGCGCGAACTGCTGCCCGACCTGGGGCAGCATCGGCGGGGTCATCCGCGCCGTTGAGTAGCGGGTGTACATCCCCGGCCTGCGCCAGTTCGCGTAGGGCGGGAACGGAGACGGTGGCGCGCCAACCTGGGGGAGCATTCGCGGCTGGGGGTAGCCCTTCTGGTAGAACGCCGCCGCCACGTTCGAGGGGACCGGCTTCGACTCAGCCATAGCGGCGGACGGGACCAGGCGTGTTCGTCATCGTCGGCATCGTCCGCCCGGGCAGGAGTGGGCCGATCACGGTGCCGATGTTCGCCCGCGTGGGGAGCTGGCCGTGGACGAGGCTGGAGCCGATCCCGCCGATCGAGCGGCCATAGCCGACGAGACCGCCGATCAGCCCGGGACCACCCTGGGTCTGGTGGACGTACTGGGCGGCGGACAGTCCCGGGCGGGCCTGAGCGCCGTAGCGGTTGGCGGTTTGCATCGCCCCGATCGCCCGCTGGCTGATCGCCTGACCGAGTAGAGCCGAGCGTGAGAAAGGCTCGAACATCCTGGCGGCGTGGCTGAGCAGCGCCCTGTGGGTTGCCCCGCCCGGTCTCGTGCCGACAACCACCTACGGCCCGTTCGGGCCGTTGGGACCGTTCGGGCCGTTGTTGTTGGTGTGGTTCAACTGGTCGATGTAGCCCTGGAGGTGGACGCGGTACTTGGCGCTGCCCTTGCGCCGCTTGCCCTTCTTCTTCGGGCTGTGCGGGGGCTGGGTCTGCATCAGGGAATCCTCCACAGTCGCTTACGCAGCCGCTGGGTCGAGGCTCTCTTCGTCGCCTGGAACCTGGACGCTGCTTCGACCAGCCTCGCCTCGGCGTCGGTGAACGGCCCCGGCACTCTGCGCCCGCCGATCGGCGGTCCGAGCCGGTACTGGCTGCCGTTTCCGCGCTGCTGGCGTGGCGTGCGCAGCTCGGGTGTCCCCGAGGTGAACGCCGCCCTGCCTGCCTGGTAGACCCCTTTCGACGCCGACAGGCTCATTTCTTCCTCTCGGGCAACTTGCCTTTGTTGGCGAAGTGGTGCTTGTGCGCCCACTTCGTCCCGAACTTCCAGAAGATGTACCGGCGCTGCCGCTCAGACACGGCGGGCATCAGGCCGCCCCTTCCTCCTCGTCGCCGTTGCCGTTGTCGCCGTCGTCGTCTCCGCCGGTGTCCGGGGCGGGGTCGGTCGGGGGTGCTTTAGGCGGGGTCTCAACCGTTTCTGACATCTCAGCCTCCTAGTGGTAGCCCTCGGTCCAGGGGTTGGCGGTGAAGACGCTGTTGCCGGTCGCGCTCTGGATGAAGTGCGGCCGTCTCGCCTCGGCCAGCTCACTCTTGAGCAGGTCGATGCAGTGGTCGAGCAGTGGGTTGGCGGGGTGCCGCGACCAGTCCAGCCCGCAGACGGAGCAGACGACCAGCTTCGGCACCGGCTCCGGCTTCAGGTCGTGCACGCCGCCCATCTTACGACCGCGGGATCACGCCGACCAGGGCGAGAACGGCGAGGACGGCGACGCTGACCGCGATGATCCATCCGGCCGTCTCGGAAATCTCCGCAATAAGCGCCAAAACCATGACAGCTCCTTTCGCCCGCAGCTTGACATGGAGGGCAGATGACATCAAGATCGCGCTCACGCGGGATCGGTACTTGCAAGGTCCCGATCCCGCCTCCTTCGACCTTGCAGGGAGGCTGCGGTGGCGAAGAAAGGCTTGAATCGGCGGGCAGGGCCGAAGAATCCTCCCTTCGTCTGGGGCTGGAACCACCCTTTACCGCCCGCCAAGCTGGCCCCCCGCTGCTTCCTCTGCCACCGCTTCCTGATCAAGGACGAACTGGTCAAAAAAGGGCCGCGCAAGGACGGCTCGACCTGGTTCGCCCACCAGCAGTGTCTGGTCAATGCAGCACAGAAGGCCGAGCTGGAGCGCAAACAGGTGTTCCAGGAGCGGCTCCGCGAGCGCCAGCGTGCAAAGATCGAGGTCTTCCATGCCGCTCCGTCCGAACGAACGAAGAAGATCTCCGGCTCGTCCGGCCAGCGGAAGACATTCGACGGCTACGTCAACGTCAGCACCCACATCCTCTGTCCAGCCTGCGGCTACGCCAATGGCAGACACGCCAAACTCTGCGAACGAGCGACATAGATGGGGCAGTAGCAGCGCCGAGCAGCGAACCACGCCCTCGGGCGTGAACGGGCTAGACGTGTAGCGCGGCGAAACGCGCTCCCCACCGTCCAGAACACACAAAAAGGTGAAATCCGCCTAGAGCGCGGAACCGCTCAGACAGTCGAGTGCCCGTCCCGACGCTGCCGCTCAAGAGCGTTCAAGCGCCAGCGCGCCACCAACACCTCCAACTCGGCCTCGCGCTCCGCCCTCCTGCGCGCGTCACGACGCTGCCAGGTGCCAATCGGCACCCCACTAGAACGCTTGCGGCAACTCGAACACAACCGCCGATAGCGCCCAGCCGCGATCCGCTCACGCAGATTCCCACAGCCAGGCGACAAACACACCAACCTCCGCTCCGAAGCTGGGTTCTCCACAGTGCGTTTATACCTCACCAAGAAAGCGGTTCAAACCCAGGGTTGGTTTCTGATTTTTTTCTCCAGCCAGATTTGAACTCCAGCGCCTGGGGAGACACACCCCCCGACCCCCCGCCGAGACCTCAAAAAAACCTCCCGCGCGGTCCGACCCCACGGGGGGGAAGAAATCGCGCGGGAGGTTTCAGCCGCAAGCGTATGCGAGATTTCAGCCGAGGTTTTGCCCCCGATCGCGTACGCGCGTAGCGACTGGTTCTACGCTAGTTGGGTGACGTCGCCGTCTTTGGCGTTGCCGTTCGGTGCCAGGTAGAAGACGTGGCCGATTGCGTCTTTGTCCTTCGCTTCGCGGGTTTCGTCGTCCTTGGGTGACTTCGGGTCGAAGTCCTTGGTGACGCCGACGACGAAGGATGACAGTGTTTCGGCCGTTTCCTTGTCGTCGGTGGGCCATCCTGCGGCGACTGCGACGCGGTTGCGTAGCTTGTTCCCGCGGCTTGCGGCGACGCCGTAGCCCTTGCTCTTGCCGCTGCTGAACACTTCCGGGTGGAAGTAGAAGCCCTTGGTCGTGATCGCTTCCGCGATTTTGGCCAGCGCTTCCTTGGTTGGGCCGGTGGTTGTTCGGCCGCGGCCGGTCTTGCCCTGCAAGTGTTGAAGGGTCAGTGACATGGTGCACCGTTCCTTTCCTGCCCGCGGTCGCGGGCATCGTGTCGGCGTCGGTGCGACGCACGTCGCGTCGCGGAGGGCCGCCGCCGTCACCTGGACGTATACTGCCACACGGGTTTCGATTCCGGTGTGGCTGGACCTCCATGTTCCCAGTCATGTCTGGGCGCATGGTTATGCGGTTTTCGGGCTACCACCCCCGTCGATCTTCTCTGTGGGGGGTGGACAGGGGAAGGACCTCGTCGCCCTTCCCCTGTGACCCTCTAGCTGCCGCTGATCCGCACCACCCGCTCGCGCGGGATGCGGGTCAACTTCCCCTTACCCCTCCCGTTCTGGGGGATGAAGCACAGCATGACCAGCGGCCGTGCGAACTGGTCGATTGGGTCGCCACTCACCTCGACGGTGATGTAGCCCCAGTCGTCCGTGAACAGCACCTCGTTGTCCTCGCTGGTCAGAGGACCCGAGTTGATCTCGATCTCGAACGCTGCCATCAATTCACCTCCTTGTCGATCCACATCTCCTCAGCCGGGACCTTGTCGGTCTCGACTTCCAGGTCGAACTGGGCCTGCAACCGGTCCGCCTCGATCTGTGCATCTCGGCGGTGCAGCAGCTCAGGCCACTCGTCCTCGTCGCCCATGATCGGCAGCACACACTCGGCGATGAAGGTCTGCGGCGTCGCGTTCGTCTCGATCGCGTGCTCGGTCTGCAACGTCAGCGCGATCCCTGTCGCGATCCCCGCCGACAGCACAGCAGCACGGCGGGCACAGAACTCGCCCTCCGACACCGCCTCCCAGACAGCGTGCGTGACAGCGGACAGGAACGCGTGGAACGACTCGAACCCGCCCGTCGATCGCGCGATCATCCGGATCGCCTGGTTGACGATCTCGGCAGGCGTCTGAAGCTGGATGGCCTCGATCTCGCCGTCCATCCCCAGCGTCTTCATCGCCTGCTCGATCGCGTCCTTGAACTCCTCACCCTCAATGTTCGGGTCCTTGCTGTTCATGGTCTTCCTTCCTCTCGCGTTCGATCTCTTGGTCGATCTGGCCTAGATAGCCCCATTTGCTGCTACTCCAGCCCAGGTACAGCACGACAACAACGACGAGCGCCAACACCGTTGACCTCGTCAGGACCGCGGCCACCAGGCCGCCTAGTAGTGACTCGCCTAGCCTGATCATCGGTGCCACTCCTTCAGCCACCAACGGACCAGGTCTCGCAGCCCTGGCAGGACGAGGCCGAACAGGACCACGGCCATGATCGACCAGCCGATCACCATCGCTGCGATCTCGGTGCCGGTCATCCCAGCCACCCCCCCACCACACGACGACTCTTGATCCGGTAGCGGGGCTGGTCCGCGGCCCTCAACGGCGGATGCCGCCGCAAGGACAGCTTCCCGGACTCCAGCAGCGCCTCCAACTTGTCGATCGAGGTCAACTGGATTACCCGTCCGGCCTTGCACAGGACCAGGCACTCCTCGCCGCCATAGACGATCGGTGTGTCCTGCTGTCCGGTGATCGCACCATCGGCAATCCAGAACCGCGGCCCCTTCTGCTGGACCAGCCAGCGCAGCGCAGGACCATCGACTCCGTTGCTGCTGCCGATCTTCGTTCGCAGGATCTCGTCGCGGACCATCCGCCCGTTGTGGGCCAGAATCCGCAACTCGCCCCGGTGGCTGTTCGCGCAGTAGTCGGCGATCGTCGCCGCAGGCAGATGCTGCATGATCGTGATCAGGTCTTCAGGCTCGAATCCCATCGACCCTGAGTTGTCGATCAGGACCGCACCCGCCATCGGCTTGATCCTCGCCGCCCGGAACACGCGGCCATCGGATGTGGCTCGGTGCATCGCGATCGGGATCGCACCCTGGTCGTTGACGCCCTTCGCCCTGCCGCGCACCCTCGCAGGCACACGGTTCGGCCTCGCCGGTTCAATGATCCGCATCGAACACCAGCCGCCATAGGCCTCGACCTCGTCTTCGGGCCGCTTCCTGCCGTGGCTGACCGGAGGACCGTCGTTGTCGAGTAGATGCGACGGCACCGGCCTGACACCATCGTTCTGGTCGGTTGTGGCCTCCAGCGCATTCTGAAGCGCCTGCACCGCATCCGCCTGCATCTCGACCTGCTTGTCTGCGCGATCCTCGTCAGGCTTCGGCTTCGTTTCCTCCTTCGCCCGCGTGATCGCACCCGCCTCGTACTGCGACCGGGTGCGTTCCGGCTTGTTCTTCAGGTCGAACTCCTTCACTTCGGGCCTCGATGACCCGTAGTTCGTGCCTGATCCTCCCTTCTGTTCGTCCTGTCCTTGTTGTGGTTCGGCCTCGCCTTGCGGGCCGCCCTGCTCGGAACCTGGGTTCGGGTTCGGGCGAACACCGCCCTCGCCGTTACCACCAGGCTGCATCAGCATCTCGATTACACGGTCGGTGGCCTCGTCATCGATGACGAACCCTTCCTCGTCCTCGAACCCAGCCACCCGCAGCACCATGTCGGCGAAGCGGAGGACCTGCATCCCCTCCTCCGACTTGGCAAGCGCACGCCGGACCGGCAGCTCGTCGCCGGTCGCCCGCGTGCCACACAACATCAGCAGCTTCTCGGTCTGGGATGACATCCCACTCTCAAGCCGCGTCATCGCCACCTCCCGCAACACACTCGACCTCAACTCGAGGCCGATGTTGCGCAGGTTGGTGTTGATCCTCGCGTCCTCGACCGCCTGGATCACATCGTCGTGGACCTCGTGCTTGGCCAGAATCCGCGCCTTCAGGTCCTCCGGCGACCAGGTGCCGTGGCCCATCTCGTGCAGCCGCGAATCGTGTTCGACCTCGGTGTTACCGAACGGCACGTACATGATCCGCCGCCTCATGTTGACTCTCGGCTGATCGTTCGCACCGATCTCTTGGATCGTCCAACGGCGCTTTTCGCGCCCTCGGATGATCCCGGGGAATGCGTATCCCCTGGACATGGTTCACCTCCTGGGCGCGTTAGCCCTCTAGCGAGAACGGTAGCGGCGAACCCTTCGACCGCCGTGTCGTCCTCTTCTTTGTTCCGACTGGCAACTGATACGGCTTTCCATCTCGCCGCAGAATCAGCGCGTCGATGACATCCCTGGCTGCATCCTCGAACACCAACACGGCTGCGTCCTCCTCATCGATACCGGACTTGCGCAGCCGATCGAATGTCAGCCAGCCACGGACGGACGTGAACCTCGCGTCGCCCTTATTCATCCTCTGCAACAACGCGCCCTGGATGTCCTCCGGCAGGCGCTTGATCGCATCGGGATGCGGCTCGGTCAGTTCCGCCCTGATCGCGAACCGGTCCTGCAATGCAGGCGGAAGATCATCCGGCTGTCCATTCATCGTCGCGATCAACTGGAATCCCGGCATCGGGAAGATCGTCTCTCCCGTCGGCAGGGTGTACTGCACCATCTCGAAGTCGTCCGCGACCGCAAGCATGAAGTCCAGTGCATCACCGCTCGCGTTGTTGATCTCGTTGACGACCAGCCTGTGACCTCCCAACATCGCCTTGATCACCGGCCCGTGCTGCCAGTGCCACTCGCTTCCCTTCGGGATGTAGTGGCCCCGCAGTTCGGCAGCGGCGGTCTCCTCGGTCAGGTACACGTTGAAGACCTCCTGCCCCTTGCGCAGCGCCGCCTTGACGCTCAGCCGCGTCTTGCCCGTGCCCGGAGGCCCATACAGCAGCATCCGGTGCTCGTTGTCGTCCGCGCCCAGCTTGGCGATCACTTCCTCCAGCAGACGCCACTTCATCTCGACCGGCCGCACGTACTTCCGTGCCTTCGGCCTCGGCACCACGACACTAAGCGCGTCGTGCGTCTTGTGGATGTACGTCTCTGTTCCAGCCTCGATCGACTTGACCGCCACCCGCTCGGTGTCGCCCATGTAGTCCAGGGCCTCCACATTCCAGCGGTGTGTCGCATCGACCCTGCCCATCGCCCGGATGGACGCGACATCGTTGAATGTCACCTGGTCGCCGACCCTCAGCTCTTCGGCGCTTACCAGTTCCATCCAGGTCGTGCCATCTACTCTGATCCGCTTTGCTGCTGCCATGATTATTGCTGCCATGATTCCTCACCTTTCATCGCCCTTTCCAGGGCATCTAGTAGTCGTTCCTCCATTGGTGATTCAACCTCTTCTACAACCGGTTCCGCGATGGGTTCCGGGACCCACTTGATCTCGCGTTCTGCCAATACCTCCTTTCGCTTTCTTTCCACTCGCTTGTCCCAACCTGGCTTTCGGCTTTCCTTTACCAACGCGACCTCGATCGCGGTAATTGGATCGCTGTTGTCACGCCCTGTTGTCGTGCTCCCGTAGATTGTCTGCCTGGAATGCAGCATCGAATTGATGTACGCCATATCCTCCTCGTTGGGATTGCCCGCGGACCGGACCTCGCGCCGCGTCAGAATCGCGGCCGCCGCCGGGGGGACTAGTAGAAGCCTACAGCACCCCCCCGCCAGGGGCCGACCCCCCGGGCACGCTCCCAGGCACGTCCAGGCACGTCGTCGCATGTTGAACCGATCCCGCCCGTTTCCCCGGGGCTGAACCTGTATACTTACGTGGATGGTTCGGTTCCCCACCCAGCCCGTGAAAGGAGGTGTAACAGAGGGTGCCTTTCAAAGATCAAGAGAAGAAACTGGCCTACCAGCGGCAGTGGTACGCAGAACATGCGGACCAGGTTATCGCCCAGGTTGCCAGGCGCAAACGGGAGGACTACGCCGGAGTATGTGTGAGCTGCGGAGGCCCGACCATCGGACAATCGAAGGGAAAATCACCACGGTATTGCAACAAGAAAGAGTGCAGGAAAGCACAGTGGAGGGAGAAACTGAATGACGGATACAAGGTCAAAAGAGGTGGTCAAGCGAGCAAGGCCAGCCGTCCCGAGCAGAGCTGACGAGCTGACCTCGCAAGAGCTGGTCGCCCAGGTGAAGAAGATCCAGGCGGTGATGAAGGCGGTGATGAAGGAGGGGACGCACTACGGTGTGATCCCCGGCACCGACAAGCCGACCCTGCTCAAGCCCGGTGCGGAGAAGCTGATGCTGACCTTCAGGTTGGCACCGGAGTACGAGATCCTCACTTCGTCCGAGGAGGACACGTTCATCGCCTACACGGTCCGCTGCACGCTGACCCACATCAACACCGGCGCGACGATCGCCGAGGGCGTGGGATCGTGTAACAGCAAGGAGAACAAGTACCGCTGGCGGTCGAAGAAGCGAACCGAGAAACCGTCCAAGGAAGAGGCCGACCGGCTGAAGGACGAAGGGAAGGGCTACTGGCGCAAGGACTGGAACGGCCAGTGGGCCTGGTTCGACAAGACCGAGAACGACAACCCGTGGGAGTTGCAGAACACGCTGCTGAAGATGGCGTCGAAGCGCGCCCTGGTCGCCGCCGTCCTGAACGCGACGGCGGCATCCGACATCTTCGCCCAGGACCTCGAAGACCTGGCCGAAGTGCTGAACCTGGAAGACGCCGAGGAGGTAGCAACATTGAACCCGGAACTCCTCGGTGAACTGCGGACAACGATCCGGGAAGCGGCACTCCATCGTGAGGACCTGTGGGGCGAGGACGTTGTCGTCGCCAACGCGCGGCGGACGTTCAAACGGCAGATCGGGAAGCTGGAGGATCTGAACGAAGACGAAGTCACGCGGATCATCGAAGGTGCGCGCAACTGGATCGCGACGAACGTGGGGGCGGAGCAACTAGAGCCGCTCCCGGAGGAGGTGTCTGAGCAGTGACTGTGATCGTCCGCTGTATGGACAGCCACCATGTCGAAGAGATTCGGCCTGAGGTGGCTGCCATCCTCGAAGCGGAGGGGGTGATTCATAAGAACGAGCAGGGCGAGGAGTTGACCGGCTACGTAGTCGAGTCGAAGCAGATCCTGTTCGAGGCGCTGGCAGACGTAGACCTATGGGTCTGCGACTTCTGTTCCTCGCCCGATGTGACCTGGACCTACCCGGCCGAGGACATGTGGATGTTCCGAAGCGAAGGCGTCGAGCACATGAGCCGATCCGATTGGGCGGCGTGCGAGATCTGCCACCACCTGATCGAGCAGCAGTTGTACGACGATCTGAACGACAGGGCTGCGAAGCGGTTCTACGAGATGACGACCGGGCTGGAGGAGACGCCCAAGACCGTCACGCAGGCGCTGCTACTGGAAGCCGTCAGACAGAACACCGTCCGGTTCGAGAAGCACCGCACCGGCCCACCGGTGCGCGTGCGAGGAGGTGAAGAGGATGACTAGAAAGAAAGGAGAATCAGCAGAGAGTCACGCCGCGCGATCTCGTCGCTACCGACAGGAAAACTGGCGGCCGACGCTGATCGACCTTGCGATCCTGAAGCAGCTACCGCCGGAAGGTTCGGCATTGGGGCTGCATATGATCGGCGCAACCGTTCCAGCGATCGTTGCGGTACTGCGGAAGGAGTACGGCGATGACCAGATCACGTCTGGCATCACGGGTGGACGGCTGAACTCGATGAAGGTGATGGGCCACGTGATAGCGGTCAAGCTGATTCCAGTCAGCCAGGGACTCGGCTGGCAGATCACCGAAAAGGGTCGGCAACTGCTGGCCGAGGAAGGGCACAAGCTAGAGGAGGTGAAGAGGGATGGCAACACCTGAGATCAAAAAGCGAGTCGAGAAGGCACTCGAACACTCCGAGTTCATCGATGTCAGGATCAGCGAGCTGAACATCGACCACAGCTACCAGCGCGAGCTGAACATGAGCCTCGTGCAGCGGATCGCAGCAAGCTGGAATCCGGTCGCAGGCGAGCCGGTCCTGGTCAGCAGGCGCAAATCCGGGAAGCTGTACGTCGTCAACGGGCAGCACCGCGTGTCCGCGAAGAAGATCCTCGGCGCGGAGATGATCCTCGGCCGGGTCGTCAACGGGCTGGAGACCGCAGGCGAAGCGGAACTGCGGCTGATCACTAACGTCCAGATCAGCGAGAGGCCGAACGAACGGTTCAAGGCGCAGTTGGCCGCGAACTACGAGGAGTCGCACGAGATCCTGCGGATCATCGTCACGCATGGTGTCGAGCTGAACCTCGACCGGGTCGATCCCCTGGCTGGGCTGAACGCGATCGCCACGATCGAGATGATCTACCGGATCGACCGAGGACAGACCCTCGAATGGGTGATCACGCTGCTGTCTGACCTGTACAAGGAAGTGACCAGCGTCAACTCCGGACAGCCGGTGCTGCGGGCGTTCGCCTGGTTCTACACCCGGCACGAAGCCGAGTACAACCGGGAGTGGCTGATCAAGGCGCTGCGGGAGATGCCCCCGGCGGCGTGGGCGAAGCAGTCCAAGGACCTGCACACGCTGATGGGCGGGTCGCAGTGGATCAACTACTACCGCAAGCTGATCGAGGCCTACAACGAAGCCGCCCCGGACGGTGGCGCGTTGCAGATGCAGACGCGCGGTTCGACGCGGATGCCGAGAGCCGACGAGGAGGAGGTGACTGCCTGAGATGTTCAAGCCGCGATCGCTTGCCGAGTTGGCCGCTGACTGGCCCCCTGAGCTGGACCACATCAGCGCCAGCAGCGTAAAGATGATCGCGCGTTGTCCTGAGCAGTGGCGGCGGAGGTATGTGCTGGGGCAGAAAACTGCCCCGGCCGCCGCCCTGATCGCGGGTACCGCCGATCATGCCGCGATCGAGAAGTCGATGCGGCAGAAGATTACGACTCACATCGATCTGCCCGCCGACGAGGTCGTGGACGAGTTCTTTGACCGGTTCGAAAGTGAGGTCGAGTTCGCAGGTGGATGGAAGGAGGTGGAGGTCAAATCACGAGGAGAGTTGGTCAAGGGCAAGGTGGCAAAGACGAAGGTGCTCGACTCATTGAAGGTCGAGGGCGGGAAGCTGGTCGAGGCCTATCACCTGGACATCTCCCCGAAGGTGCAGCCGATCGCAGTCGAAGAGGAGTTCTCGTTCACCGCACCCAACTTGCCGGTGCGGGTGGATGGGCGGATCGATCTGATCGCGACGAAAGAAGAATCGAAGGAGTATCTGATTGATCGGAAGCGGAGCGGGAGGATGAAGTACAGGCCCGATCCGGAGTGGATCATCCAGGCCGAGGTCTACCAGCTTGTCAAGCATGTCCCGCACGCATGGCACATCAGCGTCCCCGGCGGTGGCGGCCCACAAGGAAGCGGTGGACTGCTGTACGAGGGAAATGCACCTGAGCTGATCATGTCGCCGCGTAACCGGAAGATCGCCGAGACCCAGCTAGAACATCTGGCCGGGGAGATCGGCTACTTCTTCATGCGCTACGGACCGGATAACCCCTGGCCTGCGCGAGGGAAAATGCACGTCTGGGCTTGTTCGTACTGTGGTTTTAGGCCCGACTGCTGGGCATGGAGGTGAACCGAAGTGACGAAGAAAGTCGATATGAGCCAGATCAGTCTGACCGATGTGGACCGGGTGATGAAGATGATCAGCGAGGCAGCGAATGGCATCCACCGGCTGGAGTCGGACGCGGACGTGAAGTTCGCCCGCTGGGAGGAGGCGCAGCAGGAGGCGAAGAAGATCGGGATCACGATCGAGATGACGATGGGACCAGGGATGGCCGCCGCCTACTCCGAGTACAAGCGCAGGAACAGCCGAGTCGAGGCGGTCAGGATCGCCGAGGAGGAAATGACCCGCCGTGTCCCCCCTCCGCCGGTGTCGATGGACGTTGCCATTCCTGAATAGGCCGCTGTTTGCGCGGACGGCGTCTTGAACTGCGGCCAGCGAACCAGTAGCGTCCGGGGATCGGGGGTGACATGGCCTCCCCCTAGACCCAGGGGGCGATGGACTACCAGGAGCTGGAGCAGCGTGAGCAACGAGTCGTGTCGCACGACCTGACCGAGGCCTGGAATCGCTGTCAGCCGATCAACGCAAGCAGTCCGCAAGTGATGGAGAGAGTGAGCCGCTTCTGTGAAAGGAAACGGTTTTCCGTCGAGGCCCTGGCCGCGACAGGAGCGCGAATAGTCCTACGCGGCCGAGGGCCTGACGTGTTCCTCGCGTGGTCTGGTCAGGGCCGAGTGCGAGGAAAGCGGGTGGTCACGGCCGTCAAGTACCGCCACATCGACACGGGCAAACGCTACGCCGAGCCGGGATCAAGCTGGCAAGAGCCGATCATCGCCGGGGACCAACGCAGCCGAGACTGGTTCGTAGTCGAAGGTGAGACCGACACCGCCCGGCTCGCCTACCTCGTCGGAGACGTGGCTGCGATCATGTGCCTCCCCGCCGGGGCCTTGACCATCCGCGACGAGTGGCTGGGGCACATCCCCGGCGGGGCTACGATCTACCTGGCGCTGGATGCTGACCAGCCCGGCGAGGCGGGGGCGCTGAAGGCGCAGCGGATGCTGTTCCAGCGCGCGGTCCGGGTACGCCCCGACCGGGGCAAGGACTGGTGCGAGTGGCCCGGAGACTGCGACGACTTCGTCGCGCTCGTCCGCAGAGAGAAGTCAGTTGCGAGCGCCGCGCTTCTTACGGTGGACGACCTGCTGATGCAGTACATAGACGAACGGGTCGGGACGAGGCCGCCGATCAAGCTGGGTTGGGCTTCGCTCGACAACGATCTCAAAGGAGTGGGAGATGGGCAGGTGCTCGGTATCGCGGCCCGGACTGCGGTGGGAAAGTCCTGGGCGCTTGCATCGGTGGCGGACTACACGGCCTCTACCGGAGTTGGAGGACTCATTTGCACTCTGGAGATGCCCGGGATTGATTGGATCGAGCGGCAGCTCGCGATCGCCGAAAACGTGCCGCCCGAGATGGTCGAGTCCTGGGTCAGACAGGGGCTGATCGCAAGCAAGGTCGGTCACTTCCGGGAGAAGTTCAAGAACACGCTGTTCTGCGAGAAGATCATCAGCCTGGACGAGATGCCGACGCTGATCCAGGCGGCGAAGCAGCGGATCAACGTCGAGTTCAGGGCGGTGTTCGTGGACTACCTCGGACTGATGGACGCCCGGGGCAAGGACGTCTACGAGCGCGTCAGCTCGATCGGCAAGGGCCTGAAGACGGTGGCGAAGCGGGAGTCGGTCGCAGTCGTGGTCGCGATGCAACTGTCCCGGGCCGGAGGTGACGGGACGAAGGAGGTGACGTTGGAGATGCTGAGAGACAGCGGAGTTCTGGAGGAGTCGATGGACTTCCTGCTCGGCTGCTGGAGGCAGTCGGGCGACAAGAACACGATGTTCGTCCGCATCCTCAAGAACCGCAAGGGCGCAGACGGGCGCAAGGTCGAGCTGCGGTTCATGGAGCAGTCGCGCAAGCTGATCGAGCCGGTGGCGGTGGCAGTGTGATGGAGGTGACAGAGATGTCTGCGGCTGAGGCGGTAGCGAGAGTCGCCGAGACGACAGGACGCTGTCCGTCCTGCGACGACTACACAGTGGAAGTCACACGCGATGAAGATGGCGAGATTTTGGAGGTGTTTTGTGGTGATCCACACTGCGGCTGGATCAGCAAGTTGGAACCAGGTTCCTTGCTTTGAGTGGTGGGGAGGCATAAATGCAAACGGTTATGGCATTATCAATCGGCATCGATGGAAGAGTCCTATGCTGGCCCACCGATGGGTGTGGGAGCAGTTCTATGGGAAGCTGCCGCCGGGATCGCAACTGCATCATCTATGCGAGAACCCGGTCTGCGTGGAACCCCTGCATCTGTTGCTTTGCCTAACCGATAAGGACCACAAGCAGGCACACGCCGTCACACGTACTCATTGTCGGCGTGGTCATGATTACGCCGTCTACGGCCGTCGTCACGCTAACGGTGCGAGGTTCTGCCGAGCCTGCGAGCGAGACAACGAGAGACGGCGTGCTCTATCTAGCTGATCCCGATTTTCGGCTCTACTGCGGAGACGCAGCGGAGGAGCTGAGGGAGGTCGAAGCAGAGTCCGTGGACTGCTGCATC